GGAGTACCAGAAAGACTCAGACCATAGGGAATATTATATCGGGTATAGCAGTTATATCGGAAAGCAGTGGCAAGACGGAAGATGTTCTTCATCTGCTCCTCAAGAGTCTTTCCATTGGTTTTGCTAGTGAGCATATTCATCAAAGAAAACCACTCACCAACTTGCACCAGACCATCTTTCTTAGTATAAGCAAGTTCACGAATAGATGCCTTATTATCCTCATCATATTTCACCAGAGGATAATCACTGGTAAAAGCATAAACCTCAAAAGGAATGGCAACCTTCTTACAGAACCAAACAAGGTTAAAGAGTTGCTTGACAGTATCAGCCATCACATCGCCCATAGAGCCAGACCAGTCAAGGATGAATACCAGACCGTGGTTCTTACCATCGGCAAGAGTGGTGACCTTCTTAAAGAGGTCTTCATTGTACTTGTAGGTATGAAGTTTGGTGCAGTCCAGAATACCAGTGCGAGCAGTAGTAGCACGGGCATAGGAGTCTGCTGCCTTGCGACACTCAAACTCTTTGACCAGATAGTTTACCTCCTTCTGTGCCGAATGCTTAAACTCAACAAACTTACGGTCAACTTCACCAAAGATTTCTTCGGTGGTATATCCCTGTTCTTCCATCCAAGAACCCCAGTATTCCTTACACTTGTCGTGGATTTCGGAGTTGGGAACAATAATTTTATTCAGATCAAGTTTGGGGAGTTCCAAATAAACATTCTCAATACCATTATGATCAACCAGGTCCTTGAGTGCTTCCTCAAGAGACTCCATAGTTTTGACTTCGGGTTCCTCATCAACGTCACCACCCTGATAACTGGGAGTGTTCAAGTCAGCATCATCCTGCATCGGAGAACCACCAGAAGACTCTTCAGAATCGCCATCATTCTCACCCTCAGGTTGATCAGAAAAGTCAGAGGCAGGTTGGTTGCCACCAGTTTGCTGAGATTCCAAATCATCCATAGGAGTCTGCATCTCTTCTTCCTGCTTTTTCTTACAGAACTTATAGAGAAACTCTGCTGCGATAAGAACATCGGAAAAGGTCTCACACTCACCGATCATACGAACGATGGGCATCTCATCAAATTCCACAAAAGGAATATCAACAAAATTACCAATCTTGTAATAGAGATTGACCTTATCGGCAAGATTGTAGGTAGTAATATCTTCATCTTCGAGTTGGAAAAAGTCTTCATCAGACAACTCCTTGTAACCGTTATAGAAGGTCTTGGCGAGACCAGCATAACGACGCTTCATCAGTTTCTCAATACGAGCATCCTCAACCACATTCACAAACTGCGGTGGAATCTTGTGCTCCTTTAACCAGTCCTCATCAGGTGTATAGAGAGCATGACCGACCTCGTGACCCACCAGAAGGTCATAGACTGTGCTACTTGCCTTCTCCCACATCGGCAGAGTCAACACACGAGTATGAACATTAAAGCAGGCAGTCTCCACTTTCTTGTGCTCCACTACAAGATCCTCAGTGGCAAGCAGTTTGGCAAGTTGGGACTTGATTTCGTGGCGGACGGTCATTGCTATGTTGCGTATGGACCTATTATACAAAAAAAGGAGGTCCGAAGACCTCCCAGTGGACAGTTTATGAAGTGGTTATCAACCAACAATACTCTGTCTCCACTCTTCACTCATATTCACCATAATTGCTTCTGCTGCTTCTGGTGTTTCAGCATATCCTTCATCAAGTAAGTGTGAAAGGATGATGTCGTAAATATCATAACTTTCAGCACTTACACCAGTTTTCTTTTGTCTTTCAAGTTTCTTACCTTTTGGTTTTCCACCAGGACCACTTGCCCCCGTATCAAACCTATGATAAGCAATACCCCCTCTATCCCCACCACGATTTTCAGATTGCCCACGATGATAATCTCTATCACTTTGGGTCATCTTACTTCTGTGCGAGTAAGGTTTATCAGAATTATAACTATCCGCAGCAGATCTAACTGCGTGTTTTAAAGCAAGTGATTTAGTTTTACTACTTTTTCCTTTTGTGGTAGCAAGTTTAGTATAAGCAGCATCTGCTTTTGGAGTTTGCCCATAAGAACCTTCTGCTTCATCAAGTTGCTGATTTTCAACAACTTCCATATATGCTTCTTGAATACTACGAAGTTCTCTCGAATCCATTTTACGAAATACTTTTTAGGTATTTATAAAAAAGAAGCGTCTCGTTGATTGAGACGCTTCTTGAGTGCTTGGCGACGTGCCTTTGCTTGTCGGAGTGCTTGCGGTTTCAGTTTCCGCTTCTGCTCCTTCTTGGAATGGTGCTGCCAGTTTGGAGTGTTCATTGTTCTTAGGTCTATGAAGACACTTTACGGGAAAAACCTTTGACTTTCTCAAATCGGTGGACAGTTTCGAATTTGTCTTGCAGGTCTGCCTTATGGGAAATCACAAAGATATTAGCATCCTTAATGACATAACGGATAATCTTTAGGAACTCATCGGTGCCGAAACCATCAAGGGAGGAATCAAATACCTCATCCATAATCAGCAGGTTAGTATTCACGGAGTTTTTGAGTCGTGCCACTTCTCTCCAAGTGAAGAGTAGTGCCAGGTCAATTCTCATTTTTTCCCCTTCACTAAATGAAGAGTATGAGAAGTCTTCGTGAATAGGTGACTCAACAGTTTCATTAAATTCTCCATCAAGTTTAAAGTTGATGTAGAAATCCATCATCTGAAGATAGCGATTGACCTGCTGATTTATGAACGGAAGATACTTCTTAATGATCTTCGTTTTTACACCATCATCTCTGAGTAGAGAATAGGCAAAATCGTAATGAACGATTTCCTGTTTTTTGTTTGAGAGGTCTTCTATTGTCTTTTGGAGATTTTCTTTAAATTCTTCTAGTTTCTCATGTTCAGTATTTCGGTTTGCAAGGTTCTCGGCAATTGTTTGAATTTCATTTTCAAGATCTCTGATTTGTCTCTGGTTGAGGGAAATCCGAGTATTGTTTTGAGAAATGCCATGCGTGAGTTTTGTAATCTCCTGGGAAAGTGCGGTGAATTGACGCTCTCTTTCTTGTTCGAACTTGATGGTGTTTTCGAGTTCTTCGTAACCTTCCTTGAGTTCCTTTGCTTTATTTTGTGCGTCCGTAATTCTATTTAACCGAAACTCTTCCTCAATAGTCTGAGTACAAGTAGGGCATACCGTATTTTCTGTGAAAAACTTATGTTCTTTCGTAATCGCAGATACTTTCTGGGAAATTTTACCTCTCAAATTATTAAGCTTTACTAACTTATCACCAGCACCAATTACATTTTCCTGTTCCTTTGTAAGTGAATGAACTTTTTCTTCTGTAATTTCATTCTCATTCAGATAAATGCCAACTTCTTTATCTAAATTGGCAATCTTTTCTTTGTTGGCATTGATATTGGCATTACCACGATTCTCCAACTGTTCGATGAAGTTCTGTTGCATCTTCATCTTATCTTTAAGAGTATCTCTCTTAAGATCCAATGATTTGATCTGGTCTTTTTTCTCACGAATCTTATCTTTGACAAGACCATTCATCGCAGAGAAGATACGAATATCCAAAAGATCCTCAATGACTTCACGACGATTAGAAGTCGTCAGTTGCATAAAAGGAACAAAAGTGCTACTACCCAGAATCACAATCTGAGTAAAAGACTTATAGTTCACCTTGAGGATGTTTTCTTCCAGGATCTTTTGGTTGGAACGATCATCTGCTTCTTTGTGCAGTTGATTTCCATTTACCTCAATGTCAAACACATTGGGTTTGATTCCCCGACGAACAAGATAATCACGACTGTTTACCGAGAACTCAATCTCAACCAAACAATCTCTCTCATTGGTAGTATTAACCAATTGAGGTTTATTAATCTTACGAAATGGTTTATTAAAAAGAACAAATGTAAGTGCATCCAACATTGTGGATTTTCCAGCACCATTTGTTCCAATGACTAGATTGGTATGATGTTCTTGGAAATCAATCTCCGTAAACTGGTTCCCAGATGAGAGAAAGTTTTTATATCGAATCTTCTTGAAAGTTATCATTCTTAGGAGGAATCACAATGTCATTAGGGGTAATAATTGCATACTTGTAAGAGTAATGTTTACAAGTTTTTATTGCAAGTTCATCATCAACTTCTACTACATCCATTATAGCATCTTCTTGGTCTTTGAGCATCATGGCATATCGGTCTGCATCGTCCTCCTCCTCAAAAAGAAATAAAACTTTATTACCATACTGGTCTTGGACCGCATAGGCACCGTCTTCTTTATTGTCTTTAAGAGTGAGGAGAAACATTACTCTACTTCGCAAGCTTGTCTATACAAATCTTGGAAGATACCTTTGATGATATTTTTATCAAACTCAAATTCAGACTCATCAATGTAACGATTTAGAATAGAAATAGTATTCTCTTCTTCATCAATCTCAAACTCTTCGTTCTCATGAATATCAAAGTTTTCTACAATTTTGAGTTCCTGAACACCTGCCGAATGTAGTTTATCAATGAACTTCTCAAAGTCTTTTGGATTGCTCTTTTTACGAACAATTACCTTAACGATTTTACTTTCATACTCGGTGGCATTAAAGAGTTTGTAGTTGGTATCCTCATAATAGATGTTATAAAATAATTTATAAGGATTATTAATTGGGGTGTGAGTGAGGGTTTCCGTATCAAAGATATGAAAACCACGAGTATCATTCACATCCGTCCAATACATCTCATAGGGATTTCCTAGGTAGAAGACTTTTCCGTCATTTGATCGAGTGTGATAGTGTCCCGAGTAGACACGCTCGAACTTCTCAAATAGTTTGCTCTCCAAACCATGCTCCATGATGATTTGTCGATTAACTCTAAATCCTTGGAGTTCCAGGTGCCCCATCGCACACCTGCAAGTAGTCTTTTTGATAGTGTTAAGAGATAATTCTTCATTTCCTTGATTAATCCATGGTAAAAATAAAATGTCTAGTCCACCAACATTAACTTCTGTTGGTTTACTATAAGTTTTGATATTGGGATAAGTTTGCAAAAGAAGTTCTGGTGAGTTAACTTCATTTGTATTTTTATAGTATGTGTCGTGATTCCCAATAATCATATGAACATCATACTTTTTGAGAGGGTTAAATACAACTCTCTTTGACCATTCCAAACTTTGATAATCGATTGACTTGCGACTATCAAAGGCATCTCCCATATGAATGACTGCCTCTACTCCGTGCTCTTCTAGGGCAGGGAAAAACACATTCTTGTAGAATAACTCAAAATGGTCGTGGAGGTGCTTGGAACCTTTCCTCGCACCATAATGAGTATCGGTAATAATTGCTACACGCATCAGCGGTTTTTGTATGTGATGTTGTCTTTAATTGTATTATAGTCCGAACTGCTACCAGAAAGCAAGCTGTCGTCAACCATCATAACCTCATCAAATCCAGTTCTCTCAATGATTTTGGTTTTGATATCCAGTTGCTTCTTCTCCTTCTGAATGCGTCTCAGAAAGGCATAGTGAATGATTTGAGTAAAATACGCAAAAGGGTTCTTGGATTTCTCTGGGTCAAAATTATGAATATACTGAACGCAATTTTCGATTCCGTCGGAAATCATATCCTCACGGAACATATAATTCACAAAGTTTGGTTTATATGATAGGTGTGTGGCAATCTTTAAAAAACATTCACCAAGATAGTTTGGAATTGGTGGTTTTCCCTCCCATTGTTTTCCTCTCTCTTGTTTTGGTTGCTCGGTGAGATCTTTATTGAAAGCCTTTAAGTAAGATTTTTCTACTTTTGTGCGATAAACAATCATCGCTTCTAACAACTCTTTGTTGTTTACATAGTGCTCTGTCTTCTTTTTAGGCATAACATTGGTCTCTTATAACATAAGTTGTTATTATTATACCATACTTTGTGGGCTTGACAACATTAGAAAATGTGTGTAGACTACCTTTGTCCCGGTTAAAGATGAGTACTAGCTTTCTTTAGGATACTCAATATTAAATGAGTTTTCTAGGGATTTACGAGCATCTTCTACTGATGAGATATATCCCATTTTCTTTGATGGTTTGATTTGATTAGACTTTGACGATTGATACGTATCGATAGAGTCTTCTTCTTCATCTTCAAGATAACTGTTGTAAATATCAATTAATCTTTCATCCTTTGTTTCGGTCATAGTAATAATCTTATCAAGTTTTACAATAAAGATATCATCCGAAGACATCTCAATCCATGATTTGACTTTGATATGAATACCACGAGCAGAAGTAATCACTTTCATAGTAATTGGATTCTGAAGAACTAAAACTGGTTCTCCATCATTTTCATCAATCATAGTAAGTGATAATACTTCTTCACCAGAGTTCATTTTAATAATAGAATAG